AGCGTGGAGTTTTCGTAGTGCATCAGCAGCGCCTTGGCCTTGGCGCGGCTGCTGCCGTCGGTGTGGCCGACGTCGATTTCCGGCGCGGACGGTGGCGGCGCGGCGGCTGGCTGGCGTTGCGCGGCGAAGCGTTCGGCAACGTCCGGGCGGCCGCCCTGCGTTTCCGCGATGCGGGCGCGGCTGGCCGGGCCGTCGATCTTGCCGTCGGCGGTGAGGATGCAGCGTCCGGTATCGACGAGCTTTTGGACGTAGCCGACGGACATGCCGATTTCGGCGGCGAACTGGCGGCGGGATAGTCCGCTCATGCGGCCCTCGCCAGGATGGCCTTGATGGCGCGGTCGACTTCGTCGAGCAGGTCTTTGTCGACCTTTGCCATGACGCGGTCGCGGATCTTGCGGGCGTTGAACATCTGGCTGAAGCCGATGACCTGGACTGGCTCAATCGGCAGCCGTGCATCGCCGGTGCGAATGAAGACGGTGCGCCCCTTGTTGCCGATGAAGGCGCCATCGATTTTCTTGAGTCCGCCGGCGCGGCGAATCTTGAAGCCTAGCTGGCGTTTGATGGCGGCGATGTCCTTTTTCTTGATGCCGACGGCGCCGCGCGTCTTGAAGCTGGCGCCGGCGGCGACGGCGACGGCGAGGAAGCGGATCATGTTGGCCGATCGGCCGCGCCGGCTCTTGCTGCCGAAGATGTCGATGACGGCCTGCAGATTGCTTCCGCTGGCGCTGCGCAGGCTGATGGCGTTTCGCACTTCGTCTGCCTTGACGGCGTATTCCTGCGTGATGGCGCGGTTGATTTCTGCGCGGGCTTTCTGCGCGGTCTTGTTGATGGCGGCGGACATGGCCTTGCCCTGCAGTTCGCCGGGCAGGCGCCCGATGCGGCGCTGCACTTCGGCGATGCCTCGGATGTCGACCTTGAGGCCGATTCCGCTCATGCGCGCCAACCGCCGCGCTGGCTCGCGTCCTGTTCGCGCTGCCAGCCGTCGCGGCAATCGACGTCGCAGAAGCGGGCGCCAGCAGGCAACAGAGCGTCGCACCAGTGGCAGGCACCAGTCACCGGCAGCCCTGGCGCGTGCGAGGCGTGCTTGAGCATGGCGATGTGGCGGTCGAATTCTTCTCGCTGCGTTGCGCGGTCGGAGATGTCCATCAGCGGGTTTCCTTGGGGTGAGTCGGCGGCGCCCATCCGATATCCGAGAGGCGAACAGCCTTGGTCGGGTTGTAGGGGATCGGCGTGCCGACTTCGTGGCCGTTTTCGATAGCGTGGAAGGTCTTCTGCCCGGCGATGCCGGCGCGGACGGCTGCGTCGATCATGTCGGCGCCGAACGCGGCGCGCAGGTCATCGATCCAGCCGGCGACGGTTGGCATTGCCTGGCGCAGGGGTTTTTTGTGCGGATCGGTCATGTTCCGGGTTCTGTTTTTGTGTTCCGGGTACCCGGAACAGCCGAAAGCCTTACGGCACAAGGCTCGTTCCGGGTGTTACGGGTGTTCCTTGTGTACACGCGCGGGAGATATTCAGATGTGTGCGCGAGGAGCGCTGGCGCGTGTCCGTGTGTACGCGCGCGTAGGCCAGGAACACCCGTAACACCCGGAACAAGCCTGTACTGGTGCGGGGTTCCGGGGTTCCGGGTACCCGTAACACGGTGCCGCGAACCCGGAACAGTCAGGCGGCCCATGCGTTGCCCTCGCTGGTTTTGCTGGCTTCAGCGAACTTTGCGACGCATTCCGTCAGCCAGCGTACGGCCGCCGTTCCTGGAACCTGCCCGTTTCCAGCGGCCTCGACATTGGCGACCGGAGGGAAGAGGATGGGCTTGACCTCTGTTTCGACGGCATGATCGCTCGGGAAAACGCGCGCCTTCTTCTTTTCCCAGCCTGGCAAATGGGCGAGTGACCCGTGGAAGTGATTGGACGGGCGTGGCCGGCTCTCACCATTGGCCCGGCACCAGCGCAGATAGGTTGCGTAAACATCGCCAGCGAGCGCCGGGCATACCGGCAGGCCAAGATCGCCGGTTATCCATTCTGTAGCGAAGCGCACCTCGGACGGGCTGGAAAGCATCATCAGTCGTTGCTTGGCGTCAGTCATCGGCGGACGCTTTTTCGGGTGGAAGCCGGTCAGGTCGAGATCGAGCAGGTACTGATAAAGAGCGGCGACGCCGCCGGCCTCGATCTCGAGGAACACGTCGTCGTAATATTCCTCAGACAGGGCCGGCGGGGTATATACCACCAGGTGCCGGCGGTCGTCGTTGTCGATGGGCAGCGGCTGGCCCTCATTCGACAGGTAACAGATGTTGACCTGGTTGCGCTGGCGATAGGCGGCGATGTTCTTAGGGTTGATGCGTATCCATTCGCCGCTGACAAGTTCCTTGAGCTCGTTCTTGATGTGCCACATCTCGGCGCGGGTGACGACTTCTTCGGCGAGGATGAACAGCTTGGAGTCCGACCAGTCTGAGTTGAACTTGTCTTCGAGACCGCGCTGGTTCAGCACCGTTGAATAGTCGCCGTATATTTTGGCGAGTTGCTGGAAGACGGTTGATTTCCCGGTGCCCTGCGGGCCGTGCATGATGACGGCGCTCGACATCTTGGCGCCGGGATTCTGGAGGGGGTAGGCCATCCAGCACAGAAGCCATCGGTAAACGGCCTCCGATGTTTCCGGAGCCTCGCCGCTGCACAGGTAGCGCAGCAGATCGAGTAGAAGTTCGCAGGATCCGGCCTTCGGCTTCATCGGCCACCCGCGCCAGGTATTCAGCTTGCACTCGTCGTCATTGCCGGACGGGTCGAAGCCGACCTGGTCAATGTAATAGGCGCCGCGCTCGACCCATTCCGGGTGGCGCTTGATGTCATCGCCGCGGGCGCCGGCCGGCAGTAGCGCCAGCATCTGCGATTTCTTCGCCACCTTGTTTGTCCAGGTGTCGAAAACATGGTCGCCGGTGCCGTCATCGAGCGGAATGAAGCGCTGCACAAGGGCGTCGACGGTCATGACGGATTGCGCAGCGCGCCGGCCGTTTCCCCCTCCCCCCTCGGACGCAGCCCCCGCGCGCGATGCTTGCGGAACAACCGCCTGCCAGCCGAGCGCGGCCAGCTTGGCCTCGATCTGCGCGCGGACCGCGCCCAGGCCCTCGCGGGCGTGGAGGTCGTTGAAGTCGGTGATCTTCTGGCCGCCGCGGTCGACCGCGAAAACCGGCGCGACCCATGCCCCGGCGACGGCCAGCGCCGCATTGCTGGCATGTGTGACGCCCGGGTTGCCGTCGGTCAGGTAGTCGTCATCGGCGCAGAACAGCAGCCGGGCCAGCTTGTACTTGCCGTGGATCGCCGCGGCGACCGGGCCGATGTTGCCGGCGTCAAAGGCGACGACCACTGGCAGGCCGGTGGCCATGTGCAGCGATGCGGCAGTGGCGTAGCCCTCGGCCACCAGGATGACCGACCCGGCCGCGCTCGATGCGCCGCCGACGATGTGGAAGTGGCCCTTCTTGGCCAGGCCGACCGGCCAGAAATCCTTGTCGCGGCCGTTCTTTTTCTCCGGCCGGATGATCTGCAGGCCGTGGATGCGGCCATGCGTGTCGGCCATCGGCACGGCCAGCGCACCGGACGGAGAAAACTTGACGCCGAAGGCGCCGACGCCCTTGCGATCGAGATAGGAAGAAGCGCCTGTCGCGTCGAGCTTGCCCCAGGTGTGCATCGCCTGGCGCGCCGCGCGGTCGTTTTTCTGCTTCTGCTCGGCCTCGGCCGCCTTCTCGGTCGCGCGCTGGCGCGCCCTGATCGCCGTCCGCTGGTCGGCCGACAGCTTGACCGGCTTGGCATCGACGCGCAGCTCGATCTTGCGCATATCCGCCTCGGCGCCGCGATAGGCGCAGTACGCTCCGACCAGCGCGGCGCGCCCGTCATCTAGCCGGATGGTATGCAGCGATACCCAGCCGCCCTGCCGGGCGCCTTCGACCTTGCACCGCACGCCGGTTTTCCGCCCGCAGTCGATGGCCGAAGACCACCCGGCGCGAGGCTCCTGGAAGCCGGCCAGATCAAGCTGGCCGACCACGTCATCAAAATTGACCCAGCCGTTCACTATGCGCAGTCCTCAAACCCTAGCGCCACTTCGCGCCGTTTCGTACC